AAAGTTGTTGCCATGTCTGTGTATGTTTAAAAAGTAAATAGTTAATATCTTAAATAGTTAATTTTATTATCCCCAGTATGCTTTTGCCTTTTCAGGCCACACTGTAAAATTTCCTTCTTTGCCAATATACCGGCCTTTTGAAAATGCCCGGTACCCTTCGACATATATCTTCAGTGTTGCATCGTACATTACACTTTTTGCCGATCTTCCGGCAGGAAACTTTCCATCTGCGTGTGAGATAAAGATTAAGAGCTTTTTAGGAAACTTCTCTTTGAACTTCAAGTACTGCACGTAGGTCAATTGAAAATATTGAAAAGAGTCAATGATAATGATGTTCGGACTCTTTTTGCATAGTAGCCGTTTCTCCAGTTCTTCAGCGTTCTCCTTTACGATCATAAGTTTTCGTTGTGATTCCTGCATGTTCAGTCGTGTAAAACTTTCCTGAAGCGTATGTGTGGTTCCTTCCTCCATGCTGTCAAGTAGAACTTTGTCAAACTGCGTGAGATACTTTATCAGTTGTAAAATAAAACTTGTCTTACCATTTCCGCTATTCCCCCAAACAAACCAGACTCCCGACGTTTCGGGGTGGGAAAAGGCATCTTCCCATGCACCATCAAATTCAAAAAGCTTGTATTCTTTATCAAGTATATTCTGTACTGTCAACGCTCGTTTAATCGCCATTTCTATTTCTTTTCTTTTTTAATAACTGCGTCTTAATGCTCCTTAAGGGTATGTGTACTCTATTTCAATTTTTGTAACTCTATTTTAACCCTTCGTAATGAACCGTTCACCTTTGCGATAATTGCTTTTACATCCACATCCGGGTTATTCGCTTTTGCAATCATAGCCACTTGTTTCCGGTTAAACTCGTTAGAAGCCTCAGAACCGTCCGGTGTAATTTTTTGATACCTACTACCAAAGCGCGAAAACAATTCAGCATAACCTACTTTTTTAGCACTCAGGGCACGTTCAATCTTTTGTTTCAATCCGTCAGCACCCATCATATACCAACCACATACGCCCTCTGTAGCATTCCATAGAGCCTTTAGTTCCAAAAAGGCGGGGTAATCCAAATCTCCTGCCTCATCCAGTATAATTAAGGGGTTGGGAATCGAACGCAGATAAAACACCAAATCTGCGTACACTTCAGCGTACTTGCCTGTATTTCCCAACCCCAGTTCTTTCGATATTCCGCGAACCAGTTTTTGTTTACTTTTCACCTGGCTGCAATCAATATAAATAGCAAACTTATTTTCCTTAACATAACAACGAGCCGTGTAAGTCTTACCCAGGTCGGCGATATCGCAAAGAAGACTACTCATGCTTCTTTGTTGACATGCGTTCAACTGTGGATAAATAAAATCATATGCCGGGGTTTTAGCTGTTATCCATTTCGACTCTTCACAAAGTTGAACATCCAGTCTGCGGGCAATGGAATACCATTTTGCTTCACTCAGTACATTTTCATTATCACCATTGATCACACGGCTCAATTGTGCGCTGTTGATGTCTAATGTTACGGCTTGCTTTGCTGCCGATTGGTATTGGTTGCGATCAAGTACTATCGCTGCAATAATTCTGTTTTTAAATTCCTGATTCATGATGTTTTGGTGTTTTAAAAGTTATTGAAATTCTGTTTAAAGACTATTTAAAGCCCATTCTTTCTGATATTTTTCGTCGTAATTATCGAAATTCTCAGTATCCTTTTCTTCAATTAGAGTTGCAGTAATTATTTCCGCTTCGATTGATTCATATTGTGAAGCATTTTCAATTACCACCACCTTAGCCAATTCATTCTTACCCTTCTTAACCATGCTGTCGAACTTAGCAATGTATTTCGCCTGTTCAACAATTGCAGCTTCATCTACTGCCGTGCGTTCCGCAGTAGAAGTGTTGTATTTCGTTATCCGTTTAGCCTCACAGATATATTCATCATTCTGATACAGATAAATAGACTTAATTTCGTCACCCGGTAAAAAGTAAGCCATCACTGTATAATTGTTTGGAGCCAACTTTGCCAGAAGTTCCGGAGTTGGTAACATGTAGTCTGCATATTGAATCTGACAATACATGTTCCTTTGAATAGTTGTCTGACGGTTTTCACCGATATACCGGATCAGGTGTGGACGGTTTATTTTAGCCAGGTTAGGATTAAGGTTCTCCAACATGACTTGCATGCGGGTTTTCCCTGGATAAAGTTTTTGATCACGGTGTTTGCCGTTGTTGTATCTTTCGATTGATTTCAAATCATCTGCAACTAATGCGTCGTAGTCGTAAGTACGTTCTTTTACAATGTACTTGGAACTTTCGTCATCATATACACGTTCGCCTCCGGTTACATTTGCTTCATCTTTCAAATACCATCGGCCAATGCCGTCCTGATAGCGTTTTTCGTAACCGTATTTTTTCTGACGGTTCAATTGTTCAGCATGTTTCTCCTGGCTATTGCTTGGTGCGCACCATCTCACAAATGGAAATACAAAACCCGCTTTGAATAGGTCATCCTTGAAATTACCAACCAAATGGTGTTCAACTTCCATTTCGAGTGGCATGCCCCATTCGCGTGCATCAATAAATCGGAACATGTCACGAAGACAGTCAATAAATAATGGAATATCCTTTTTGCGGCTGTAAGAAGCTCCCAATAAAACACCTGAAGCAACATCGTATGCATAATAAGCCTTTACACGGTTTCCGTCAGCCAATTTACGAGGCAAGTCACGGTCATCAAGGGAAATCTTACTGAGTGAGTAAATCGGTGCATGACGGTGCATGTGTGGACGAACCTTACTAAGGAATACATGTCCGGAACTCCGGAGGCGGTCAACGATCACACGGTTCTTTGGGTTGTTCACGTAGTTCCAACAGGTTGCTTCAGATATCGTGATATAATTTCCTTTCTTTTCGTCGTAGAAATCCTGACGGTCGAACATTAACCCACCGTCCATGTTCACAATCTCCAGATCACCGGCAATGAAACGCAAATAATCTTCCTGCACCCACGCACTGTAGGGTTTGTTGGTCATGCAATAGATAGATAATATCAGGTTCTCCAGTGCGGCATCCACTTTTCTCGAATTATCGTTGCAAAAATTTTTATGTATAAGACCTTTATACCCGGATTCTTCGTACAGGTTGTATCGGGTATGTAAACGTGATTCGTTGGAAGGCAAGGTGTGTGGGTATTTGGAGCGGTCCAGGCTATTTATTGTTTTAGACATAATTTTCCAAAGGCCTGTTGTTTTTCCCTGTAATGCTTTGCGCAAGGCTACACGGTTATTCTGAACCTCATGAATAGCGTTCAGAATTATTGCGTTATTATAGTATTCGGTTATTTTATCAGAAGGTAGTTGGTTACCATTGATGAGTTGAAATGAGCTGTAAAACTCAATAGCTGCCGTGTCCTGAACAATGTGATCCGCGAAGTCATTATGTGTCGATTGTTTCTTTACATCGCCAAATTTCAATTCTATGGCATCCCGGAAACGTTTAGGAAGGCTATCATAAGCAACCAAAGCCGGTGTGTTCAAACACCCGCGACGAACAACATTGATTTTCTTGCGTATTACAAGATTATCATAATTTGATTTCGTCAAAATGTCCTCTTTTATAAGCCACTGTGCCGGTACTGCATCTGTGTTATTATAATATTCTACCATAGTTATACGTTTTTAAAAAATAAGCCGTCTCTCCGGGCTGTCTCCATTCTTTCACGGTTGTCATTGCAAGTAATAATGTTAACTTTGTGGTGTCTAATCAAAAAATAAACATTATGAAAAAAATTGTTTTAAAGGAAAATGTGGTAATTGTTTTTTTTAATAAATCAGGAGGTATTGAATTAATTCGACTTTCTAACTATATCGAAGCTTTATCTCTCTTTTTGTCAATGGACATCCACCAAGTGCCTTTCTCATCTGATTCATCTGATCAATACTCATTTGTGGTTTATCAGTTTTTAAAGGAATGCCAATCTGGTGATGAGAAAAAGGAACTGAAAGAACAGTTAAATAATTTTGTTGAGATAATCCGACAATCAGGATATTTTGTTGATTGCCATTTCCAATTAAAACGATTCGTTTCATAAATTTTTGATTATTAGTTGAACAATAATATTTCCAAAAAAAAGGATTGCGCTTACTAAAAGTGCTATTTTACAAATTCGTTCATTCAGCGGATCACTTAATAACCGGTAATATAATTTATAGAGCAGGTTAATCATTTTAATTTGTTATTTGATTTCCATTCCCCCGCGATCGATAGCGGCTTTTCTTATTTTTGTTAATAAGAGCGTATCAGACTTTCCGTTTAAAGCCGAGCGTACTGTTGGGTAACTTGCATCTAAAAGTTTTACCAGGGCTTTCTTTTCTCCAATTGCTACTAAAATCTTTTTTTCTTTTTCCATGTTTATTAGCTGAACTTTTTATACTTTTGCTTTGTTCTTTCATTATTGAAAGAGTTTACAAATATAATAGAGATATTTCAATTATGCAAGAGAATAATAGAGATTTTTCAATAATAAAGAAAAGAATTTTGCAATACCTTGATAATAAAGG